TGACCCGGTGCAAGGCTATCCCGGAAAGCACCCATGCGAAAAGCCTTTGCCGTTGTTGTGCCACATCATCAACGCCAGCACCAAGCCGGGGGCGGTTGTTTTCGATCCGTTCGCTGGCAGCGGGAGCCTTGGGGAAGCCTGCCACGACTTGGGGCGGCAGTTCATCGGGGTGGAGCTTTGCCCGGACAACTACGCCAAAGCAGCGCAACGAATTGCAGCAGTGAAAGCACAGGAGCGGTTGTTCGTATGAAGACCGCTAACGATCAAGGTAAGCCGAGAGCGGAAGCGGGCGAAGCCCGCTGTAGCGAATCGGCTTGACCGCCTTGTTGGGCGGTTTTCGACAGGAGAACGAAATGGATTTGCTACTGCACAACCTGCGCACCGGCGGGACACGGCACGACGACTGGAGCGTGGCCAGAGAGGCGGCAGACGAGATTGAACGGTTGCGCGATGCACTGAGAATCGCCAGTGCCGCCATGGGCGACCTGCTGCGCACCGGAAAAGAGGCAGCAGAAGTGCTGCGCACCGAAGCGGATGCTCTGCGCTATTGCTCGACCGTGGACGGAACATGGGACGGAACAGAACCGGAAGCACAAGAGGAGTACGAGCGGTTCATGGCTTTGGCTGATCGGCTAACGCCGCCGATGTTGCCGCCCAACCGCTGCCGTTGAGCCGAGCACAACGGCGCCTGGGTATTAGTAAGCGCGGGTGTTGACCGCCGTTGGGCTTCGGCTCCAACGGTCTGTTAGGCGCATGCAACGAATAGGAGAGGATGATGGACGAACTAAAACCCGTAGAACTGCGGGTAACGCAACACGGCGCTGTGCGAGTAAACGCAGCCAGCATGTACCGCGAGGCGCCAGGCATCGTGTGCATTTACGTTGACTTGCACAGCAAGTACGTCGAGCCGCCAATGGTTGGCGGTGGCGACGGAGAGCCTCCCACCCTGTATTTCACGGCTGGCGATCATGCGTTGCACTTGGATTCATCCAAGCCGCGCGACAGCATGACTGCCGTGGAGTTCCCGGAGTACGTGGGATGGAATGTGTTTGCGTGCGATGGCCCGGTGCGCTACACATTGGGCGTAGTGCTGGTGGCGCCTAACGCAAAAGTCAGCGGCGCCGGTACGGCGTCCGCTGGACTGCCGGGTTGGCAGGCAAACGGTGAAACGGAGTGATGATGGCTGAGAAAGTGACAATCGGGAATTGCGAACTTTGGCACGGGGACGCGCTGGAGGTACTGCCGACCGTGCGAATGGACGCACTGATAACCGACCCGCCCTATAGCAGCGGCGGGGCATTCCGTGGCGACCGGGACAAAGACACGGGAAAGAAGTACCTCGGCTCGCACGGCAAAGCGCCGACGGTTGAGATTGATTTCGGCGGCGACTCCCGCGATGCGCTCGGCTGGCACTATTGGGCAACGCTCTGGATGTCGCGGGCCTTCAGGAACTCACGGAAAGGCGCGGTGGCGATTGTTTTCACGGACTGGAGGCAACTGCCGAACGCGAGCAACGCGCTACAAGCGGCCGGGTATTCTTGGCGAGGGCTTGGCGTGTGGGAATAGACGACGCGCACAGACAGGGCGGGCTTTTCGCAAAAGTCGGCGCTGGCGCTACGGCGGTGCAGGGCGACATGCTTTTGCCTGCCAACGCCGGTCACACATACCGCGCTGTCATCATTGCAACCGATGGCGGAACGCGGCGCGAATCAGAAATGATGCTGATTGCGAGACGAGGCTAGCTCCCGTGCGGGAACGCCGCAGCTGTCGTCCAGTTGTCCGGCGTTCTCGCCGCTCCAACAGTAATTCGCAACTCGTCGATATACCCCGCAGAACCCGATGAGTCCACCGTTCGACCTACATACCAGTTCGCACGCGACATGTTAGCAGACGCAGTCACCTGAGCCTCTAGGTTGCCATCGAGGAACAGCCGCACAACGCCGTTCACGCTGCGAGTCACCATGACGCGATACCACGTATCTGCTGTTAGCACGGTTGTTCCTTCCGTTGCCGCGAACGGCGACCCTGTGCCAAATAGCAGCTTGCCGGTCGATCGCAGCGCGACAACGAAGCCAGAACTGTCCTCGTGCGCATTCCGGCAATCGAAAATAATAAAGCTTGTGCTCAACGAGTCTGCCCGAGCCCTTGCCTCGACGGTGAACGCCCCTGATCCGATCGATAGTCCGGATCGTTTCAGCCGCGATGTTCCTGATGGAACGCGCAAAGCGCCTCCGCCATATACGTATGTGCTGCCGGATATCGACAGCGACCCGCCATCCTCCGACCATGATCCACTGGCTACGTCGGTGTAGTCCGAGTCGAAGTGCAGCAGCGCCTTGGTATCGCTCCAATACGGGTCTGGCGTGGCATTCCGCACATCTGGGAATGGATATGCGCTTGGTGTGTAGGTGATGCCGTGATATATCGCGGTGCCAATCACCCATCGGAATTCGTCAATTTTTCCGGCAAAAATGCCCTGGTTCTCCGCGATATCGCTCTGGTCCAGCAGCCTGCCTATGTACATGTTCGGCGATCCACTGGACAGATACACGCTGCTTGAGTAGGACCCTGTCGCGACTACGATCCCATCGACGTACACACGCACAGTGGAGTCGTCACGCTCTGCACATACGCGATATGTCGTGTCGGTCGAGATTGCACTTGCGGCTGACTTTATTATTGTTGTCGCCGCGCCATCTGACGACAGCGTCACGCCAATTTCGCCGCTATCGGAGATAAAGAATCGCATGCTGTAATAGGGTGAATCTTCGTTCCCTGTGCCCAGGATTCCATAGAGCTTTCCGGCGCCCGGAAGCGCTGCTATGCGGATTGCGGCTTCGATGGTCCAGTCGGATGATCCGATCGTCAGCCCAGACTTCGACGTTTCCAGCCAGCTCGGCGTTGCCGGCCCGGCTAGCGACAGGCAGTTACCATCCACCAGAACCACGCTGTCCGACGTCGCGGCATTCGTTGGCGTCCACACGCGACCATACCGCGACTGATCGATGAGCTTCGTCGCGCCGCTCGTCTCATCGAAGTGCAACAGCGCGATCACATGATCCCACGGCGGATCGGTTATGGCGGGCAGCGCGATGAACTCCAGCTCATCGCTGATGCGCTCGGCGCTGCCGATGAGCGCTCCGACGCGGTAGTAGTAGGTGTTATCCTCAACGATGGAGTCGTCGTTTACGTACTCGCGTTCGGCCGGCAAAGCGGTCCCGATCGGCTCCGGCATGTCGTCCGGGTCCATCGGTGCATCTGAGCGGTATATGCGAAACTCGGTCGGCTTTGCGCCATCGTGTTTCCACGTGAGTGTGATTGTCGCGGTCATGCATCGTACTCCGCTGCCAGGTCGGTTGGCGCGTGAAGGTTGATGATGTTGGTCGCGACGTGCTGCCAACTGGCAAGCCCATCGCGCACGCTCCACACGCGCACTGACACGATGGCCGCATCGACTGGCAGCGGGTACGTATCGAGGTCAATTGTGTCTGTCGTGCCGCTGATCCCGGTTGCCTGATAGAACCGCGTTTCTACGCCATCCTCATCGATTCCGTATGCCTGGACGGTGTACGTGGTACCCGATTCCGGCCCGATACTCGCAGCGGTCCATTCGACAGGCGCAGTCTGCTCGATTCTGTCACGGTGTGCCCATGTTATTTCGAGCTCCGACCAATCATCCCACACCGACGGGAAATAGATTGCATTCACTTTGACAGCGCCCGGCGGATAGGGACGCGCGATGCGCGATGCCATCGTGATCGATAGGCTTGCGGCTTCCTCGATGTCGATCTCTCCAGCCCGTGATCCGGCCTGCAACTTAACCGCTACATCATCGCCGTTTGCGTATTGAACTGGCGAATACGGCCATTCAGATGGCGAGCTACTGATGAAATATAATCTCTCCCCGATCGGCCATTGATGCGGCACGGTATCAAGCACGCCGCGCGTGATGGCGATGTGCTGCCCGTCGATGGAGTCAACCAGCACGATTTCTGCGCCGGATCCTTCGCCAATCTGCGCTAGCCATCCTGGCTGTACGTCGCCAAGATCAACGCTGTCGGCAAGCTCGATATCTGTGCCATCGAGATAATCAATCGCCGCAGCAAGCGTGGCGGTGGGCACAATTCCGCGATCCTCTGCGGTTTGCACAACAGCAGCTGGAGGCACGCCTGACCAAATATCAATGTCCGTTGTGGTCGGCGTTGGCCGTGTGCCGAGTGCGAGAATATAGCCAGCTTCCACCGGCATGGTTGATGTCTCAGCCACACCGTAGACATTGCGTGTCATCCAATATGGCATCTCCTGCACCGTCTCATTTTCACATGGCGCAGCTGCGGTATCTGGCGCGGTCCACTCGCCACTCTGCGGGAAGAATCGCGACACGTCGTGCTTGAGCGAGAACACATCCTGCACAACGTTCAACGTGATTGCTCCGCTAGTGAGTGTGCCGCCGCTCCATTCCAGCACGCGCACAACGAGCGGCCCGATTCCCTCAGGCCCGTGTGACAACACGAACACGGCGCCTGGCATGATGTCCCACGGCAGTCGGTTGCACTTGATCTTGCCCTTTGCGAAGTTGCCGCCCAGCTTGCGGCACTCGCGTTCTGCCACCCGCATTGCGAGCTCTGCCGTTGTGATGCCTGGGTAGTCGATCGTTTGCGCAATCACGCCGTAATGCAATGCTGCTGCGCGGTTCTGGTAGGTCGCCGCTTGTTGGTCGCCGTTGCGGTCCTCATACGTCACCGTGACTGTGTTAGTCCCTTCTCCGGATGCCGTCTCTTGCCATTCGACAATCTCGATTATGTCATCCTCGGTGATCTCGATGAGGTCCTCGATATCGTAATCATCGCGAAGTGCGATCAGCCGCAACTGCCCGGTGCGCGGGTTGATCGACTGAAGCAAGTCCGCATGCCGGCAGACCTCCGCAACGAAGTTTTCGATGGATTCCTGCCGCGCCCAATACAGCGATATGCCGAATTCCTCGTCGTACAGCAACTGCGCGCAATAGCGCATCGCGGCATCGTCTATCATGGCTGGATCGTAGGCCATGCCTTGATGTTGATCTGTCCACACATTGCTAATAATGTGCGCGGGGTTCATGTCATAGTCGCGATCGGAACAGTACGCACGCGCCAGATTCTCGATGCTGGACTGAGCAAGATGCGATGTGAAAATCGCGAAGTCATCTACTTCTGCATAAATCGGATGGTCCGGTACATCGCCGCCTGAGCCGTGCCCGATCCGCACCAGCACAGCGTCTCTTGTCGGGGTAATGGCCTTTGCCGGAAAACTGGAGCTGCCGACGAATGTTGCATTACACCCTAGCCACAAGCTAATCATCCCAGTCCCGTGCGTGCCGCCGGTTTTTGTGATGCGCAACGCCAGGAAAAACTCTGCACCATTGGTCAGCGTGCCTTCTGGAAGAACGATATGCGCACCATTCCAGTCAAGATCGGATGCGCCTTTGTAGCTTACCTCCAGCCTGTCGCCGTTTACGTCGTCCAGTATAAACAGCGCGCCGAGTCCGTGATTGTTTGCATCTTGAAGACGCCCCTCAAGCCACAAATAATATCGGCCATCGACAGCAGCCGAACGGAATGATTGGCTCAGGCGCAACTTGCACGCTAGCATGACGACGTCATTTGTCGTGTAGCTGTATTTGGCATTTTGCGGAAATGTGACGCCACCATTAGGCGTGACGCATCCTACAGACTGCGAACCGTGCGGGACGATGCCGCCATGCCTCGGTAGGGTCCCGATATACGTGCCATTCTGGCCGCTGCCCCAATTTGTGATTGATCCGGTAAAAGCGCCGAATTCATCTGGCGCTTCCTCGAATCCAATGTATAGCCCAGGACGATGCCGCATAATTTCGCGGTATAGCTCGCCATGCATGGGGTTGATCGCTGCGATCGGAGCGGCAATCGATGCTGTCTCTGGGAACCAGCATTCATCTGCCCATCCTGCATATATTCGTTGTACCAGCGGCATGATCGGACGCACGTAAGCAGAGTTGGCGCTAATGATGCCTTGATGAAACACCAACGTTAGCGAATCACGGAAGGCACTCACTGGCGCGCCAAGTTGCGATTCCATGTACGCATTCGCCGGCTGATCTGCATCGCCAAACATTGCGTCGAATGCGATCCAGATTCCGCCTTCGGATCGAATTCCGCCGTACAAGTTTTGCTGATTGATCACCGTGCCATACGTCGTTTCGGCGATCGACCCATCCCAGCACATCTTGTCGCCATACCAAATTCGCTTTATCTCATCCACAGGCCCGATGCATATCTCAAGATGCAGACCCATGTAGTACCAGAAGAACGTGCCGTCGTCCTTCTTTTTGCGGTTGGTACGCAGGTCTCCGTACCAGATGCAGTTCGGATCTTTGATCTTTCGCGTGCCGAACACCCACGGAATCGGCCGGCCAACCTCTGCGGTCGGCACGGTGAAGTCCTCGAGCGCTGCGGCTTTTGGCCCCTTCGGCTTCGGCGCCAGCACACGCATGATAAGCGTGCTGGCGACCAGCAGAGCGACATACCCGAATATGCCCATTATTGAAACGCGTTACTTGTGACTGGATTCAGGTTCGGCACGTTTCGACGTCCTCCGTAGTTTAGCGCGTTGTCATAGACCTCATCGCACGTTGTCATCGTCCAATCGCATCCCGGGTAAATAGTCACCGGCTCGCCGGTTTCCGCACCATATAACGGCAGATCGAGCGTGAACGTCTTGTCATCTACCGCCTCGATGAATGCGTGGTCCGTAATTCCATTCTCGGTGAACGCCACGATGCCACCCACATACGGCCAGCCGCTATGTACGCTCGCAACCGTCATCGTGTTTCCGCTAACGCCCGCAATCGTCGTTTCATGCTTCCAGTCGTCAATGTTCAGCCGGCACCCGAATCCGTACAGCTCCCACGTACACGCAGGCTGGCAGACGCGATGCAGCCCGATGCGCTTCTGCGAAATGCTCAACGGTTCCACCACGATCTCGCGCGTTCCTGATCGCGTGCGCCTGGCAGACAGCACGCGGCCAACGTAGATCGTGATCACGTCCGTATCGTCGCCGCGGTGGTAGCGGCTGACGGTGCAGCCGATCACACCAGTCCGGGGGCGCAGGTGAATCAGCGAGGCGACCGGGTGATCGCGCGCGACAGTGATGCGCAGCGCAGCCCGGCCACGCTCGCCGCTGATGCTGATCTCTCCGCGCGCCAGACCGCCGGGGTAGGTGCTGTATGTGTCTCCGTCTACCGTCACCTCCGCCTCGCCGGACGTGTAGCGCCCGATGACCACGCCGCCACGCGTGAAGGTGTAGAGCTCGACGGGTGCGCCGGACTGGATGCTGAGTTCGTCGGTTTCGTAGGTCACGGCACAGGAACCTCGATCGCGCGCAGCTGGATGGTGGTGATCTGGCGGTCACGGCCGCGGTACAGGTGCGCAAATTCGACGCGATCCTGCTCGAGCCGGACACAGTGCAGCGGGCACAGCACGTCTACCGCAGACGCAGCGATAGACGCGCCGGCAGCGGCAGACAGGGTAAGCACGTCGTTCTGTCCTGACGCGGCAACCGAAGTATACCGGAACGTGTACTCCGCCCCCGAACGCGTGCGCAGGAACAGATCGCCAGCTTCGGCCACGCCATTCAGGCCGAGTGAGCGGATGGCGATCGTGGTGTCGATCGCGCTGATGTCTGCTGCCAGCGTGATTCCGCGCGTCCACATGGGCAGCCAGAACGCCTTTTGCGCGCCGCGGATGCTGTGCAGCCAGCACCGGACGGCCCACAGATCGGGAAGGGTCTGCGGCATCCATGCCATACCGACGGCGCGATCAGGAATGGACCGAGTGGCGAACACCTTGGGAGGCGAGAGGCCGTTATCGACCATCGACGACGGAACAGCAACCCGTTCGGAAAACGCGGATTGCCCAACGCGCGGGCAGTCGTCTACTAGTGGGTGCGATCGGTAGGTGCTATACAGCGACCCGTCCGACAGGTCCACGCCATCGTAGCAGAGCCACTCGGTCTGCACGTTGACGATGGGGCCGGCAGGCCGCGTAGACGTCAGCCCGCCCAGGCAGTACGCGGTGCGCACCGGGGCGATAATGCCATTGGTGTAGGCGGACACGGTAACGCCATCCAGTACCAGCGAGGATGCGTTCACGGTGTCGATCGTGACCAGCTCGCAGGCCTCATCAGAGGCCCATAGAAGCGCCTTGCCGCCGGCCCGGTAGTCCGAGGCGGTGGTGTCAACGGTGAGCGTTCCTGCGCCGCCTGCGCACGTCACACGCTGACGCTCGGCCCATACAGGCAGATCCCATTCCCCGGCACCATTGGATGCCATCAGGACGCGCGCGCGCTCGAACTGGCGATGCGTCATGCCGAACTCATACCCGAACGCCTGACGCGGCGTGTGCGTCAGCCTAACGCGCTGCTCAGCGGAATACGTCGGCAGTACGTCCGTGCGCCACGTGAGAGCCTCCGTGAACTCCGGGCGCGGGCAGAACGGCCAGATCATGACGCAACCAGTTGACGGAAAAAGCCCTGGTTCCGCTCGGCGAACGCGATAAGCGTCTGCTCGGCGGGATCGCTGCCCAAGTAGTCGTTGAAGTTCTGCGAGTCGGTGATCGAGATCAGCCGAATCTTCGTGTCGCCTCGCTCGCGCGGCCGCAGCATAGAGGCCGTCTGCGCCCCACCAACCACGGTCGCCGGCCCTGCCACAAGTTCCGGCCTGCGCTCGCCGACCAACGCAAACGTGCCGGCGGGGACCGATCCCCCAGCATCCTTCGCCCCCGCGAAAAAGCCGAGCAGCGAGCCCATGAAGCCGGTTTTCCCCTCGCCCGCCTTGCCGAGTGAGCCAAAAATTTTGGCCGCGAGCATTTCCGCCGCCATCCTGCGCAGCACCCCGGCGAATTCAGCGGCCATGCTCTTCAGCGAGCCCGAGAACGGATCGAACAGGAAGTCCGCGAACGCCGTTTGCATATTTTGCGCCGCAGCCTTCGCGAACTCGCTCATGCTCTCCGTCTCGGTTTTAACGTGCTCGCTCCACTGCTGCGCAAGCCCTGCGGCAATCTGCGCTGCCTCCTGCTGCTCGACGGCCCCGGCTTGTACCGCGGCGGTGAGCTCGCCGTACTTATCCTGCAACTGCACCACCGAGCGGGAATGCTCATCCATCGCCTCCAGCCGCAGACGGTCAACGCCCTCCAGAATCCGCGCGTGCTCGCGGTAGCGTTCCTCGACCTCGCGCAGCCCCTCGTCGGCCTGCTGCAGGTAGATGTCGCGCAGGCGGGTGGACTGCTTTTTTGGGCCGCTCGATTGCGCTGCGGCCCCGGCGCTCGGAGCGAATATCCGCCCAATGGCGCGCGGTGCTGCGCCCGCACCGGGCGGGGCGACTGCCGCGACTTCTTTCCTTGCCGCCGCCAGTTCGAGCGTCACGTCGCGCATCTGGCGCAATCGCTCCAGCTCTGCCCGCAGCGCAGGCTCATCGCTCGATCCGCTTGTGCCAGACGCCTTGCGCATATCGTCAAGCCGCTTTAGCTTGCGCTCGATTTCCGCGATCGCATCATCGATGCGCGGCAAGTCTCCAACGGCCGGGCCGCTGACCCATGCGGCCACCGACTCACCGAAAAACCGCATCGTGCCCGCCAGCGCGGCGATCCCGTTCGCTGTGGCGATAGCCGCCTCGCCGATACCCCGGAGCGCATCCGCTAGCCCGTCGCGGAACGCTGGGTCTTTCGCCATCGAAACCACCTGCCCGGACAAGTCGCTCAGCACCGGCAGCAGTTGCGCTCCGGCCTCAATTGCCGCTCCACGAACAGCGGCGCCCATGCGTGTGATGTTGTCGTTGAATTCCTCCGCCGCCCTCCCCGCCTCGCCAGAGATCACCAGCCCCAGCCGCTCGGCCTCGATGCGCATCTCGGCCAGCCCTGTCGCCCCGCCATTCAACAGCGGGATCAGGTCCGCCCCCGATCTGCCGAGCAGCTCGACCGCGAGCGCGGTTTTCGTCGCACCGTCCGGCAGCGAGGCGAACACGTCCGCCAGATCGGTCATCACGTCAGCGGAATTGCGCAGCGTCCCGTCCGCGTTGACCGCCGCAACGCCGATCGCGCCGAACAGATCGACGTACCGCTCGGTGCCCCGCGCCGCCTCCGCCTGTGCGCGCACCAGGCGCGTCATGCCGGCCTGCAATTGGCCTACAGATACGTCGGACAGCTTCGCGGCGTATTGCAGTGCCGAAAGCGCCTCAGTGGTAGTGCCGATCTTCTGTGCCGTTTTACTGATCTGGTCCATCTCGTCGATGGCACCCTTGATCGCGTAGGCGGCCCCCGCCGCCGCCGTTGCCAACGACGCGCCGATCACCTTCGCCGCGGCATTCGCCTCGGACTTCATGCGCCGGAACGCGCGTTCCGACTCTTTCGACGCCCGCTTGATGTCCGTCTCGAACCGGCCGGTCAGCGCCTCGAGGATGACTGATATCTTCATTTCAGCAGTTGCCTCATGATGGCCAGATCGGTTTCGGTGTATCCATCCCCGGCGTCGCGCCAGGCATCGCGGGCGAGCAGGAAATCAGCAGCTCGCGGCGCGGGCGATCCCGGAGCGCGGTGTACTGCGGCGTGATTGGCCGTCAGTTGCGCCAGACCGAGTTCGATGCGCTCCTCTGGCAGCGGCTCGCGGCTCAGGAACTCGGCATATACCCGCGTGACCCAGAGCGGCCACGCCATGACCTCGTGGACGGGCCGGCGCATGATTAGCGATAGACGCACCAGCCACCTATGCCATTCGTCCGCGAGGTCTAGCCGTTTCCCTCGTCGTGCACCTTGCGCGCAAGATCGACCAGCGCATCGATCAGCCACGACGGATCGGACTGCAAATCCTTCAGCGCGCGATACACCGCCTGCCCGTCCTGCGTGCACAGCGTCATCACCACCATGCGCTGCGAGCGTTCTGCGGACTGCGCCAAATCGACTTCGACCACCGACGCGGACTCACCATCGCTCCTTACCACTTGCCCGCGCAGCAGTTCCACGCGCTGCCCAGCAGTGAGCGGCTTCCACCACGTCGGGACGGTTTTTCCGCGCACCGATAACTCGCGCTGGATCAGCGATGCATCGATCAGATCATCGAAGTAGCTCATCACTCACACCTCAGGAACCGGACACCCGCCGGATGCGCCACGGCGAGACAGCACAGAGCCAGCGGGGCCGGAATCCAGATCGCCGTTATGGATCGCCGTTCCGCCTGTTATGGCCAATCCCACGCCACCGCGCCGGAGCGCTGGATCACCAGAGAACCGCGCACGATCTCGTTCGTCTGAATGTCGATCGTCACGTCGCTCACGTAGCCAAGAAACTCGGCGGTAGTCGATCCTGCCGACACCAGCCGATCATCCGAGTCCACAGACGTGGGCACAGTGCCCGCGTTCACGGCGTCCGAGAAAACGACCATCCAGCTAATCACGGTCCCGGCGTCGCGCAGCAACATCAGCTCCTGGTGCGAGGCGGCGGACGGATCGAAATTAAACGGCACCGTGATTTGCCCCGGATTCAAAAGCCCTTGCACGAACGTGCGTTCGGTGGCATCAAGGCACGTCGTGTCGATCTGATCGGCCGCACCCCCAAGCCCCTGGATACCGGTCGGGCAGGTGACGTACATGATCACCACGCCATCGGCGTCGGAGCTGGATGCGGATGCGGGCGACGCGAAATACAAGCGCGTGCCTTGGGTCTTCAGGGTGCTCATAGATGTTTCCTCAGAAAATGCGCACGCGCGCGACCACGGCAGGCACATGCCTACCGAATTCGGGGTATCGGGTGGTTGTTGTCAGCTAGATGAGCTGGTTGCGTCGAAACGCGCGGTCCAGAACCGGAACGTCATCGCCAGCCATGCGCGCAACGTTTCCGGGTCCCTGCCGGTCATTGGTACGTCTTCCATATGCGCCTCAGGCTCGAGGCAATCGCGCACAGCCTGCCCAATGGCATAGATGGCCTGTGCGTCGTCGCTCCACACCCTTACGCGGACAACGATGCTATCAGTGTCCGGGACGGCGCTCAGGTTGTTTGCTGGCGCCCCGCCCATCACGTCCCACGTAATGTACGGGGCGGTCACCCGCTGCGGCGCGTAGCCGTGCGGATAGATGCGCTCATCCACATAGCCGGCCACCGTTGGTGACGCGGCGAGCAGCTCAAAAACCGGCGGATACATCAGGTTCGGACCCCGTTTCGCTTGGCCAACTTCTTCACTGCCCGATCAATTGCGCGAGGCAACTCCGTGGCAAACACCTGCAGCGCCTCGCCCTTTTTCGACTCGAACGCCGGGCGCATCCAGGGCATCGCCCTTCTGCGTTCGGTCCCGGCTTCGAGCATGAACAACACGTCGTTGGTTTTCAGGTCCGCCCCCTTGCGGCCCCTGCGCTGGATGGTCCGGTTTGGGTAGCGCTGCGACCTGACTGCGACGATGAATGCCTCGCCCCGCTGCTTGTTCAGCGGGCGCACGCGCTTGATGCGGATCGATTTTTTTGCCAGGCCGGTTGAAACGAATCGTCCATCAACATTCGGCGTATCGACGATCTCCTGCACATTGGCCATAGCCTGCTTCTGGATGATCACCGCGCCCCTGCGGAGCGCAGCGCGCACGGGGCCGCCGTTTTTGCTTACGACTTCTGCCGGCAGTTCGCGCAGCGTTTTCATGACGCTGTCGAGGCCCTCAATGCGCACCAGATCACCGGCCATCCGTCATCCCCTCCCGGCAGCGCAGCCGGTATTCCCTGCGCGCCGTAGCGTCCGTCTCGATCGAGAGAATGTCGAAGCTGCGCCCATCCCATACGATCCGCATATCAGCGCGCAAGCCCGGAAACCAGCGGAAATTGATCCGCGCCGTGGTCTCGGCGAGCTTGGTATCGGCCGCGAACGGCTCGCGCCCCGGCCCCGTCAACACCGACGCAGGGACCGCCGAAAGGTCGTGATCAGAATCGAGGTCCACCGTCTGCCAGGTATGCGTGACCGCCCCCGTGGCAGAGTCCTGCGTTTCGACAACCTCCTCGATTGCGATCCTGTGCCTGTACCGCTGCGCGACCATCAGACGCCCAGCCTCGCGCGATACGGAAAACACAGCGTCCGGGCCGCACTGCGCAGCTTCTCCGCATCATCAGGATCGGCAGCGTCATAGTACGACTGCACCAGGTAGTACACCGCCTGACGCACGCTCGGAGCAATCGGATCTTCCGAACTCGGTACGTCCTCCGACATTTCCGAGCTGCTCGAATCGTACTCCGGCGGGTAATCCACAGGCAGCGTCGGCAAATAGTCTCGATCACAGAACCGGCAAGCCTCATCCTCCGCAGCATCAATCAGGGCCTGCAACAGCGCATCATCATCCGTGTGAATCACACGCAAAAACAGCCTCACCTCCGCAACCGTTACCACGCTCACAGGTACACCTCCGCATCAGCGCCAACCCATGAACGCAACACCGCCCCGTCAGGGTCTGGCTTGCCAGCAAACCGCGCATCGTGTCCCATGCCAATGCCTCCCCGGCCCGGCAATCCCTTGATCCCCACCACGCGACGACCACCAAACACCCGCCGCGAGTGATGCCGCCGCCACAGCTCCAAATCGATGAACGTGCGCCTGCCCTCGCAGGCCCGCCTCAGCGTCTCGACCGCATGACCACGCACCGCCGTCGCGCACAAGCTCGCGTGCGCGCCGTTCTGCAACTGCCGCGCAACCCGCCTAGCCACGTTGTAGTACCTCGCCGGCGCCTCGCCCACGCACTCGGCCGACCGGATCTCCCGCGCACACGTGTCTAGCCAGTCCGGCGCGTACCAGTCGTCGTCCTCGATCACCACCACAGGATGCTGAGGCGTCACCAGCCGCAAAAGGTGCATCATGTTGCGCGCCTGCGTGTTCTCCGGCATCGGCGCCAACCGATGCACCCGCACGTCCCACCCGTCCCGCGTGAAGGCTGCGGAGAGCGGCAGCACGCCATCATCAACCACGTGCCACACAACCGGCCCGGCATACGTCTGCCGAGCCATCCAGCGCTCGCACAGCGCCCACGCACGCGGCCTGTCACCCGTCGGGGTGATTAACTGCATCATGCCCGCGCGACCGCAAAAACGTGCACCGGGCACCGACGATGCACAAACCCCGCCTCGCCGTGATCGTTCAGGTGGAAATCCACCCCGCCGGCCGCCGCCGTGGCAATCTCGGAGAAGCCAGCGTCCGTCAACAGCCCCACCAACCCCGACCCAGTGAACCGCCAAAAATCGTCCGGGAAGCCGTGGATCGGAAACGCCGTCAGCGTGGTGACGATCAACCACCCGCCAGGCTGCATCACCCTGCGAACCTCCGGCAACGCCACCCACGGCCGGCGCACATGCTCCAAAACCTCGGAGCACACCACGCCAGAAAACCGGCCGCCCCACTCCTGCGGCAGGGCGTGGATGTCGGCAACCCGATCCACCCCTGCGCCCGCCTGCATGTCAATGCCGGTCCACTCGCCCTGCGCCAAATCGCGGTTTTCACACCACCACGCAGATGCCGCATGCCGACGCGTGCCAATCTCCAGCACGTCGCCGCCCAACAGATGCGCGTGCGATTCAATCCACCCCCTGATGTGGCCTCGGACGCTATCGCTCGGCAAGTGCATCATCCAAACCCACCCGTTCCCAGCATGTGAGTGCAGTTTCGCGCGAGGCGTTCAGCACTCGCACACCCGCTTTTTCCATCGCCGACGCAAGCTCCTCGAATCCGCGGACCCACTTCGCCACCGACCCAGCATTGCCCAACCCGCGCGGATGATCGCCGTGCCAGTGGCGCTTGCCGTCCGTGTACTGGCAGTCATATCCCAGCAGGATGATCGTTGACGCCCCACGGTGCGCCGCCAGCGAAATCGCCGCCGCCCCCGAGTTGTTGTAATGCTTGAACGTCTCCAGATGCGTCACGCCAAACCGGTGCAGCAACTTCGCCCGGCTCACACGCTCACCGACAAACGACTTGCGAACATCCTCCAGATGGACCTCCCACCACTTCCGGTCCATCGCGTACAACGCGTCAGCCCACGGCGCCGCCTTGTACGTGGTGTTCGTCACAACTACTGCGCGCGAACCTTCGGAGGTCTCCCCCTGCGGGTCGGTGCGCCACTCGCGGATACGGTCAACGTCTGCCGCCGTGAGGCTTGGACCGCTGGCGAGGCAGACAACTGTGCGCCAACGGCAGGAGCGGGGTTTTCCCGCAACACCTTCGTTTCGTAGAGTTCAACCGCTCCGTGAGCCATGTATTCCCGCGCGTGCGCCTCAATCAGCTCGACCACTCGCCCACGCGGCACAAATCCCAGCCGATCCACCCGGATCGGCTTCAACACATGAACTTGAACCATCGCCGTTCCCCTTGCAGGAATCGGGGCTGCTCGCCCAGCCCCGCCACCATCAGGCGGTGAAGTCGCCGTAATAGAAGGCCCCTGCGCGCTCCACTCCAAGCCCCAGACGCTCCTCTGCGCGGATCGTCACCAGGTTCTTCGTGAAGTCTTCGTTGATGTAGCCCATCTCCACGGCCACGCCCTCACGCACCCACAGCGTTGCGCTGTTGGAGAAGTCACCGATCAGCATCTTGCCGGCGGTGAGGTGCGTCGACAGCACCACGCGCAGCCCGAACGGGTTTGTGCCGGCGTTCATGCCGGGCAAACCGTACAGGTACATGCCGCTGCCTGCCGACTCGCGAGAGCGTTCCATCGCGCCCCAGTCCGCCGGGTTCACAATCACGGCAGTAGGCTGGTAGCCGGCGGCCCAGAGCGTGTACTTCGCCCTGTTGATGGCATCCACGAGCAGATCATCCGACGTGGGCGTGTACGCGGTGTAGTTGCCCGAATCGGTGAATCCGCTCAGGTTCGGCGAGGTGCCGTTGCCCAGCAGCAGTTGGCGGTCTACGCGTTGCGCGAGACCATCACGCAGCCTGGTGTCGATGTAGCGCGCAATCGCCGGAGCGTCCGCCAGCAACTGATTCGACACCTTGATCCAGTGCGCAACCGTGGTGATGGCGACGTTGTACTGCTCGAACGAAATGTCCGACTCGTTCTTCGCAGCACCCTGCGACACTTCCGCAGCCGAGTTCGTCCAGGACGCCTCACGAAGCGAGTTCGCCATGTTCGAACTGATCGGCACAGATGTCAGGATGTCACGCACCGTCAACGGCACGAATGCCCCGCCGATGATGCCCGGGTTCTGGTACGGAAAAACCGTCGTCGAATCCGAAACCACCGTCGCCTTGACCTCAACGCGGACCTTCTCACGCTGACCGCTTGACAGCGCCTTGAACTCCGGGCTTTCGGTGAACAGCAGGCCGGCGGTTTTGTTCCCGCTTCCGGGCAGGCTCATCTTCACGCCTTTTTGTTCGATGTCGCGCAGGCGGTCATCGACCTCTTTGTACTGCACCGACAGCTTCTGGACGGCATCTCGGGTTTCGGTTTGCACCTCGCCCTGTTCCCTCAACTGGCCGTCGAATTTGGTCATGGCGGCTTGCAGCTCGCCCCCGATTTTCTCCTGCACAGCGCGCAGGCCGTCCGCAATGACGGTTTTGAGTTCGTCACTCATGATCTATCTCCTGATTGGTTCGCCGGCATTGCCGGCTGGGTAGCATTAAGCGAATTGCTGGAACATGCGTCGGAGTTCCGCCGCACGTACTTGCTCGGCTTCGTGCTCACCACGAACCAGCGTTCGGATACGCGACACCAGCGCACACGCATCCGACTTTGAGAACCGGGCGGCATCGCGCAGCACGGCCTCGATTTCTTTCAGCGTCCCAGCCTCATCAAGCAGGGACTTCACGTCTCCGATCTTCGCCCCGAGGTCTGCCGGCTCCTCAACGACGCTGATCTCGACAAGTTCAATCTCTTTCAGCAGCCGTCCGCCGCCTTCGAGCATCTCGATCTTTTTGGGGCGAAAACCGATCGACAGCCCATCGACCGCCCCGTGCTTGAGCGACGCATACACGTCCTGCGCGATGCTGTGGCCGGGCGTCAATTCGCCCTCGACGAGTAGCCCCTTGCTGTCCGTAGACAGATGCAGCCACTTCCCGATCACGGGACCCCAATGGTTCCAGCGCATGCGCACCGGCCGGTCGCGGCCTTTCGCCTTGATCGTCTTGTCGTATGCTTTCGGATCAATCGTGTCTCCGTAGGCGTCTACGCCGCCGAACGCCGATGCGTAGCCAGCGAAGTGCATAGCTCCACCGGCAAAGCGCACACTCGTCTGTCCAATCGCAAGCAGTTTTGTCTCCATCCGTCATGCCCTCATGCAGCGAGCGAGCCGCTCGGATCAGCGAAAATATTAGGGAACAGCAGGCGAACCGCGGCATTTCGGCGCTCGGCCAGCGATGCACGCACCTGCGCCGACACGCGTACCGAATCGACCCCCGATTCATGCACGGCAATCGATGCGCGACGAATCGCGACCACCGCGACGCTGCACGAATCCTTGCCCGTTTCAGCGACCGCAACGCGCGCGACAACAGGCTCCGGCGGAACAGGCTCCGGCGCCGTGACCATGCGCCCTGGATCTTTTCCGTACAGATCAAGCGCCGACCACGGTTTGCGGTGCCGCCCCCCGCCTGTTGCTGGCGCGGACTCACCGCCGATATGCGCGGCAGTGATTGATACCGAATCGCCACCCGACTCCATGACCGCTATCGTCGCGGTGATCGCGGGGAGGGCATACACCACCACCCCACCCGGCAGCAGCAGCGCGTCGGAGCCGGACTCGACCAGTCCTACGCCGGGGATCAGCAGCGCGTCGGCCACGGCGCTAGCTCACGGCTACGGCAGGGTCGATGTACAGGTAGCGCGACCCTGCGACGCTCGTCTTGCCGATTGCCACGCGCACGCGGTACTGGCCAACTTGGTTCACGGTCGCGGTGACCGACAACTTCTGCTTGTAGGTGTAGCTCGGCCCTGATCCGTTCCACGTACTCGCCGTGTCGTCCGTCTGCGCTGCCGCAGTCGTGGTGATCGTGGCCCGCTGGTCGGTGGCGAGCGCCCAGATCGCCTCGGTCGATTCGGATTTGTACTCGACTTCCAGCCAGATTTCCGCGTCCGTCAGATCGGCGGTGTCGTTGGTGATGTACATCTCGAAGGTCTTGCTGCCCGTGCTCGACAACGTGCCGTACCGCCACGGCGTGTAAAAAGGCGAGTGCTCGCTGCAAGCGGACGTGGTGGTGATCAGCCAACTGCACGCCGTACCCTCGACCGTAGCACCGCCGGTGCGGTAGATGTCGGTGGAGGAGAGGAGGTCGCCGAAGCTCAACCGATTGGCCAGATACGTCGGTGCGTCAGCGGGGCCGCAGTTGACTAGAGTCGCGCTCTCTAGTTGAGAACCGTTACCGGACGTGAATGGTTGCCACGTCGCCGCTGTTTTTATGTTGTTCGCGGTCAGCGTAGTGCCGCCAGAGCTTCCTATGGAGAACAGTTCGCACAGCGTAGCATTCGTCAACCCCGATGCGTCCAACCCCGACAGTTCCACAATGCCAACTGTCGGCTGAATGGAAAATACCCACCCTGTCCGTGTCGTCACATTGATCAATGTCAGGTCAATAATTTGCGCTTTCCCAGACAACGCTTGACTCAGAATGGCGCTCGAATTATTACTGGTATCTGCCGCGCAGTCGATAGTACATTCACGCAGAAACGAACCTAGCGACAGCGCGACATACTCCGCGTTTCCCGGCGCAAACAGGCACGCATAAGCAACCCCTACCTCGTCGCCGTCTGCCGTTAAAGAGATTCGCGCCCCACTCGCCGCTCGCAACTTGTACAACGCAAAAGACCCATCTAGCGTCACGCTGTACGCCCCGCCCAGTGACGATAACTGATTCCCCGTCCCCGCTTTCACCGTCGGCGTCGATAGCGACCGATCCGCACTGATAAGGATCACCGGCAGGCCGGAGGTCGGCCCGGTAAGGGTCCAGTGTGCGGCCTTGTTCGGGTCGTTGTGATCATCAGCAAAATAGATCGTGTTGCCGCTTGTCGTGAACGCGGCTGCGTCGTAGGCAATCAGATCGGCAACGCTGGTGTCAGCCTTGCTCCAGTCGAGCGTGCCCGCCGTCTGCGTGGTGTTGGTCTGCGTACCGTCGCCGCCGCTCCAGATGCAGTAGATCGCCATCAGTCACCCGCCCCCAGCAACGCATCGAACTCCTGCGCGGCGAGACTTTCCTGCATCTTCGCCAGCACCACTGCCTTGTGCGCCTCGGGGTCGAACGCCGGGTCGATCGTGATCACCGGGCCGTACTGATGCACACCCCCTGCATCGTCCGTGATGCGGTAGAAAATCATCCGCTGCTTGCTGCCATGTATGGAATCAACCTCGACAACCATCACTCCCCCCTCGCCGCTTCGATCGCTCTGTACGCCGTGCGCATGGCCGTCAGCCGCGTCTTGAGCGCAGACCACTGCGCCAGCGTCAGGCCAAACACCGCGCGCATCTGCGCGTCCGTGATGTCGCCGGCGTCCAGCCGATCCATGATCCACGTCGCAATCCGCGCAGCCTCGCGCCGATCCGCAGCACGAAACCGCGCGCGCAGCCTCACGGCAAACTGCTGCGGGGTCTGGTGCCGGAGAACAAGGGCCATTACTCGTGCCTCATGCGTGCGTGATCGTGCCGACTGTGACGCGCACGATCTGACCAACAGCAACGGCCACGTTGTCCACAACCACGTCCGTCCCAGACGTGCCGGCGCTCATGGCGCCACACACCACGTTGCCGTCCCCGTCCGTGATCACCGCAGCCGCAATATTCCCCGCCGCCACAGCCTCCGCCTCAACCACAGGATCAAGATCCAGCGTCAGCGTGTCACCCGATACAGTGCCGCACGGGTCCGCCAGCGGAACTTCTACCAACACCGTCGCCATGCCCGTCGTGCCAAGCACCACCTTGCCCGGCCCGGACGCAGCATCAATCATGTCCGCCACCGCCTGCATGCGGGCGGTTTTCGTGTCAGCCCCGTAATCCATCCTGTCACCCTCCAGCCGGCCGCGTTTCAGTCCGCACAGGGACGCCATAATCGTCCCACTCGACAACCTCGGTAATTGTTCGATCCACCACGTTGCGCGTGATGGTTTTCATCGGCGTTCCGTTCTCGTCGCGCTCCAATACCTCACGCACGACCGATCCCGACAACGGGTCGGGCGACGGCGGAACGGCAGCCTCTACATGCACGCTCACCGGCGAGGCCTTCACCTCCGGCATCGTGAGCGAGATAGGCGCCGAGTTCAGGACAACATTTACATCACGCCGTTCATCGTCCGACTTCACCGGGATCTGTCCGACCTGACCAGCCATCGTCAGCGGCACCGTCGCGCCCTGTATCAACAGGGCGTCCCCTCCTGCCAGCGGTGCGCGCCCTTCCTCCATCCGCGCCTCGTTCGGCGTCATCTGCCCCGAGTTGATGGCCTTCTGATATCCATCCATTCTCGTCGGCGCGTCCACGCGCAACAGCCCGTCAAAATCAAACTCCAGCTCGAACTTTTCGCGATCCTGCGTGGACAACAGCGACGTGCGCGCGCTTGCCTCAAACCGTTCGAGGTACGGCCGCAGACCGAGCTTGTACCATCCCTCGATGATCGCCCGGATGCCTGTCCCCCACGCCGTCGCCTGCGAACTGTCGTTGATCAGCACCGATGGCACGCCCATAAACCGGGCGATGTCCTCCATCTGAAACCGCCGCGACGCCAGCAACTCAACATCATGCGGCGTCATGCTCACGGCCTGATACTTCATGAACTTGTCCAGCACAATCAGCGAGTCCGTGTTGCCTTCCGCCAAATCAGCGAACGACGCCCGGATCTCTGCGCGCTGCTGCTTGTTCAGCGCAGCATCGACCATGAGCAGGCCGGAAGGCTTGGCGCCGTTGCGGAACGTGGCCATCGCCCGCGACTCGCCCGCCTGCACCAACGACAATGCATTGCGCGCATAGTCGAGCGGCGACAGGCCGATGATGCCGTTGCCAAACAACTTTACGTGCCACACGTTTTCGCTGGCCAACACGGCAACGCCATCATCAGACTGATGCATATATACAACCGACCCATCCGCCAGCAGCGTCGGGGTGGTCTGCGCCGCCATCATCGGCGTGAGGCTCCCAATTCTGCCAGCCGCATCACGCACTATCCGCGCATAAGCGTTCCCCGCAGTACACAGCTGCAAGGTCAGTGTCTCGAAGAATTCGACCCTGTTCTGATACTGGTTCGGCCGGTACTGCAGAAGCCGGATCAGCGCATGTTCCGACTCGGCCACGCGGGTTGCTCCTCCCACCCGATACATAGTGAGCGGCAATCCGGCAACGGTCTCGGAAATCAGGCGCGCGCACGCCCAAAATGCAGACACCTGCATCGCCGTGTCGAACGTGACGGGTTTCGCCGCCGACTCGGCATAGGCCACCGGCCCAGCACTTTGCTCGCCGCGGCGTACAAACATGCCGCTGACGCGCGACAACACGCGGCGGATGAATCCGTCGGTATCCTGTAGCGCCATCAACTGTACCTCAGCGAGACAGCGGCCACGGCCGCGTCGAAATCGAACCCTTGATCCACGAGCATCGCGCGACCCATCGCCATCAACAGCGCGACAATCCCGTCGATCTTGTTGTCAGGCAGCTCCTTGCGAGGAAAAATGTTGTCCTTCGCGTCGGACTTCGCCACTACGTTCGCCGCCATCCACGACATCACAGGATTTCCGTCATGATGGAATCGGCCTGACATAATTGCGGCCTCTAGCTCGCGCATCGCCGGAGACATGTTCGCCACGGTGTTGCGAAACTCGACAGCATCAACGCCCTGTTCGCGCAGCGCCTGCGCCAGTTGCGTCGCCTGCCACGGGTCATACGCCAGGTCGGTGAGCGTGAGCTGCGGCGCCAGTTCGAGGATCTCGTTCTGGATGCCGGCGAAGTCGATCTCGTCGCCGTCAACAATCTGCAAATGCCCAGCCGTTGCCCATCCGCGATAGGCCTGCGCGTTCTTCGCGGCCTGCAGCGCCGACTCGGGCACATAGAACGCAGGGACACAGTAATAGTGCGTCAGCCCGTCCACGGTGCGCCGGAACAGCTCCACGCGCGCCGCGATGTCGATCCGCGTCGCGAGGTCAAGCCCGATATGACACGGGTCGCGGCTGAACCGCTCGCGCGTGATCGTCGGATCGGCGCACGCCCGCCACTTCTCCATGTTGATCCATGCCGATTTGGCACCGGTCCACACATTGAAGTGCTTGCACAACACGGTGCTCTGCTTGCTCGGCTGGCGAATCGCCTGCTCGACCTGCGCCTCGAGGTAGTCCTCGGAAACGCTCACGCCAAGATTTGGATTCGCTTTCTCCCAGACCTTGCGGTCCCTCCAGTCGTCGCCCTCGTCGATCGTGTAGATGACGCCAAACAGCCGATCAGCCGGGACGCTGCCATCAAGCATCCGCTGGACCTCAACGCGCTTCTCGTAGCATGGGCCGGCGACGTTTGTGCCTGCCGTGGTGATCACCAGCATAAGCGGCTGCTCCCGAGCTCCCATGCCGGTCATCATCGTGTCGTAAAGGTCTGGCGAGTCGTGCTCGTGGAACTCATCCACGATCGCGCACGACGGCGAGGCGCCATCGCCGGGCTTGCCGATCAGCGGCTCGAAGCGCGCATAGTCCGACAGGCGCAGCAGGTTCGAGGCGTTCACCTCGATCCCGTAGTGCTCGCACAACTGCGGCGTGTTCTTCGCCATGATCCGCGCAGGCCGGAACACCTCCCAAGCCTGCTTCTCGGTCGTCGCGCCCGAGTAAACCTCGGCCCCATGCACCCCGTCGGCCACCATGCACGCCAGGCCGATGCCGGCGGCCAGGTGCGACTTGCCGTTTTTTCGCGGCACCTCGATATAGGCCTCGCGGAACCGGCGCACCTTGCCGGGGCCGTTGCGCAGCCAACCGAAAACGCACGCCACCACCCACGCCTGCCACGGCTCAAGCACTAGCCTCTGCCGTTTCGCGGCCCATCGGTCCTTCGTGTGTGGCAAGCACTCGATGAACCGAACGATGCGCAGCCCCTCGGCCGCATCGAACCGCCACCGCGCTCCCGGCTTCTCTGCCGCCTTCAGATCGTCCAGATGCCGCTGGCAAGCCAGCCGCACCCACTGCCCAGCCAGAATCTTCCCGGCGACCACCCGGCGCGCATAGTCATTTACGGAGCGCAGCGAATGGGTTTTCATCTACCTGCGCTTTCGGGATCGACAATCGCGCCCGGTCAGATGGGTTCAGCCCCAACTTGCCGAGCACCGAGAGAAACAGTTTGCGGTCACTGCTCGACAGATCACCAGCCAGATCCAGTGCGAGCAGCCGCGACGCCTGCTCTACCGTCAGCCGGTCGGCCCTGGTCAGCACCCCCGTCGGCGCGCTGTCTGCTATTTCCAGCCAGCACTGCCGCTCGACATCCGTCAGCCGGTCAGGCGCAGACCCCAACGGGTCGCGCGATTCTGGCTCACCATCGCGCCGCCTCTGCGGGTTGCGGCGGAATGCACCTCGGGCGTCTAGCACCGCGGTCGGCGTGCGTGGTCTGGCCATTGCGATCGGTTCTCATTTTGTGGAGACGTAAGCGGAGCGGGGTGCGCGTACCGTGGCGCGACCGCCCCAGACTTTCGCCCACCCCCCCAGGGTCACAGCGGCTGCGTCTGATCCCGCTCACGGCCACAGGCTGCGCCGTCTAGGTCATACAGCGGCCCATCGGGCTGCTCATCGTCTGCTGCCAGTACCGCGATCATGGCACGCTGCAGCTCGACTAGCTCACCCATTGCGCGCCGGATCTGCCGCAGCTCGCTTACGATTTCCGAACCCGCCATCTTCCTTCGCCGTCTTGGTTGCGTGGCATGCACGGCACAGCACCGCGAGGTTTGCTCGCGTGTTGTCTGCCGGATCGCCGTTGATGTGATCTACGTGATCGCCGTACCGGCCGCACTGCCGGCATAGGTACAGCTCATCGGCCAGCACTACAGCGCGCAACGTGCGCCAGGCCTTCGAGCCCGTATGCAGCGCGCGCCGCTTTTGCCTGCTTTCCTGCTTGGGCGCATGCGTGCGGGCAGCGGGTACATATGCCCGGTGCTGTGGGGCGCGCCGTGGCATTACTGCACGCGCACGGTCGGCCGCTTCGGAAGCGCCATCTCATGCCTCCTGTTCTACCTGCTTCACGCCCCGCGCACGCTGGCGCTGCCACCTAATCCGCGACACACCGATCGCGCGCAGGCGTGCGCGGAAGCTCCGCATGATCGCCCGCGACATCTCTCCGTGCATCCCCTGCACATACGCCGTGCCCGCGTCGATCGTGATCGTCGCCACGGCCGTGTACGGCTCCGTCATCCGCTCTAGCGGCAGAAGCGGATCGACAGGTACGGAATAGGCCCGCGCCTGCCACACCTCGATCCGCTTCCCACGATGCACCGGGTCGAGGCGGACCAGCGACCGGCCACCAGCCATCGTTCATTTCCGAACGCGCGGATTCCGCTGCTTTGCGACCTTTTCTTTCAGAGTCGGCCCCGGTGCCGGTTTGCGTGCCATACCTACCTCCTGCATTGCTGTGTCGTAGCCCACCTGTTTCGCCCACCTCAACAGCTCCCGCGTGCCCTCGTACATCGGTTCATCGCAGTGCGGGCAGCGAGGGCGCGTCACGAATTCGGCGCGGTCAGCGTGTAGGTCTGTGCATCGGCCATGTGCGAATCCTCACTTGCTGAATTTCTCGACGATCTTGATCACTTGAGCGCGCAAAGCCTGAAGCACGGGGTATGCCGTAGTGCCGGCGACCATCAGCACGCCGCCCCGTCCGGGTAGATCGCCCGGCAGCCATGAGTCGAGCACCTGCCCGACGAAAAACGCGGTCAAAACGAACACCACGTACGCGATCCACGAGAAAGCCTTGTCCTTGTTGGCGACATCGACCAGGTAGCCGACGATTCCGCCGAACGCCGCGAGCGCCCCGCTTTTGACCATCGCCACCGCCTCGCGCAGTCCGTCCATATCGATCATCGCCTCCGATCTCCCGCCAGCAGGCGAACCGCGAGCGCCGTTGTGATGGCTGCCGCGATCAGGCCCCAGTGCCACATGTCCCGCGTGAGCACGTACCGCCGCCCGCCGCTCTCGATTTGCAGCGCCGCCGCGACGATCAGCACGGCCAGCGCCCACCACATCACATGTCGCAGTGCCCTGCGTCGATCCGGTGACGGCCGGCGACGATCGTGCGCACACACCGAGCGCACCGCGTAGAGCATCACAGCCACCTGTACCGCGACGACGATCTCGACACTCACTGCGCCCCTGCCAGTGCCGCCCTGCGGCACATGTGATAAGTCTCGGCCGCGTCCATCAGCGCGGTCACCGCGGCGCCCATCGAGTCATCGGCCATCGTCGGGAGCTCCGGCGGGCACGCCATCTGCACCACCACCGGCGGGCGCTCCGGCAACGGGAGTGCCGCGCAGGGCGGCGTTGATGGTGTCGCGCAGCCCGCCAGAAAGGCGTTGCATGCTATAGTCATAACTATGTGGCAGCGTCCCATTGATATTTCCGGGCAAAAGTTCAACCGTCTGACCGCCATTGAGCCGGTCGGGCGAAGTGGAACGAGCGTGCTTTGGCGGTGCGTATGCGATTGCGGCGAACAAACGGAGGTTCGCGCGTATGCCCTCCGCTCCGGCGAAATCAAATCGTGCGGATGCGCCTGGGCCGATCGGGTCATAACCCACGGAAAGACCAACACGCCCGAGTACAAAGCCTGGGCCGGGATGATCGCCCGCTGCTGCAATGAGAAGAACAAGCGATATCCGCTCTATGGCGGTCGCGGCATCAACGTATGCGATCGGTGGCGCGCCTCGTTCAGCGACTTCCTTGCTGACATGGGTCAAAGGCCATCGCCAAAGCACAGCCTCGACCGGATCAACAACGACGGGGACTACGAACCCGGCAACTGCCGGTGGGCAGACCAGAAAACACAGTGCCGCAACCGCCGAAACAATGTGCGCCACACGGCGCATGGCCTGACGATGACCCTGCCTGAATGGGCCGAGCATCTTGGCATTCCAGTAGGGACGTTGCGGGTCAGAATGAAACGGGGATTCCCTCCTGAGAAGGTTTTTTCGGATCGGAATGCTCGATATGGCTCGGTCGTCCAGTCAAAGCGTCGTTCAATGTCTTGAGCATTTCCCCGCCTATCCTGCACTCCGAATAGATCGGCTTTTCCACCACCTCGCGGCGAACGATCGTCTTGCCCGGCAGGTACTCGACCCGGATTTCTGCGATGGCATTCGCTGCCCCCTGCTCAAGTCTGCGGCGCTCCGCCTCCCATGCGTCGATCTGCGCCCGCCACTCGGTACGGTCGCGCTCCGCAGCCGCCGTGCGCTTCGCCTCGCGGGTCAGGCAGGCCGATCGCTCGTGTGCCTTGCCGTCCAGCCGACCAACGGTGTACGCCGTGCCCACGGCGGCCAGCAGCGCTACAGCAGCTGCGGCGTAGTAGTACGGGCGGAGCGGGATCACGCCATCACCCCGCACGCCTTGCACGCCGCGATGAACTCGCCGAGCTTTGTCTTGCCGGCCACCGTGTTGTAGCGCCGTTTGTGGTACGCCTCAAGCGCCGCCCAGTCTGTCGGCGCAGGCAGTGGCTCAGGCGCCCTGCGGTACACGATCCGCGCGATGGCGCAGCAGTACAGCGGACACGACGCCAGCGCCTGCGGATCCACCGGGACCGGCGAGTCATCCGGCAGGCGGTAGATGCGAGGGACCAGATCGAGCACCAGGCGCGCGATCTCCGGCCGGTAGTCCAGCCAGTTGTCCCAGCAGTCCAGATGCGTCACCGGCTCGACCTGCCAGATGCCCAGCGCCGGCCCACCGCCCACTTGCCGCAGGTAGGTGCCCATGCGCGACTCGACCGCCGCGGTGCCGAGCAGCAGCGCTTCCGCTGCCGGTGACCACATGCCGATGTGCCGCAGCGCGGGCGCGACGATCTCGCGGCGCAGGTGGTCGGCGTCGGTCATGGGGTAGTCCGTGGCTTATTTTGGCGCGGTGACTGCGGGCACAAAAAAACCCGCTCGGGGCGGGTTCCTGCGGACGCAATTATCCGGGGTCAATACTACCACCGCTTAGGGATGGATGCAAGTACAGGCGTGTATGGGCTTACAGTGGGTTCATCGGCCCGTCCAGCCGCTCCGACCAGATCGCGAACGTCCGGCCGAACGCCCGTATGGCCGCGTCCCGGCGCTTGTGGGACTGGATGTACTCTGCGACGTAGCACTGCCGCAGGATCTTGGTATGCGGCGCTCCAACTGCCATCACGCACCACCCTACCCGGTCGATGAGTGCGTCGTCGCGCTCTGCCCGGCGAATTTCGCGGTCCTGCCGGGTGTCGGGGTCGCGCGGGGGTTCGTAATCATCGTACCCACACGCATGTGCCGGATACCACACCCGCCTGATCTCTGCCCACTCCGCCGCGCCCCACATGCACAGCATGTCGTGCGCATCGGACAAGCTTATCGCCACCGATCCCGCAGGATCTGGTCGGGCGTCCGGGTGTCGGTCAAAAAGTGGCGGCGAATGTGATCGGCCCTCTCGTTGCATCGCAGCGCCTCCCGGTGATCGCCTGAGTCCCTGGCCCGTATGGCGGCCGAAATGCACGCCATGTATGCCCGCCGGCTGTAGCTGGTAGCGGTTTCCATGATCTACCCCCTGCCACGGCGCGGGCCTTCTGTCGGTTCAAGTGGGGTGGCGCGCACCCAGGCCAGGCACGGCCGGCAAAGTGGTTTTCGGTACGGGCTTAGCGTCTGCCGCTTTGCCATCGGGATCTCCACCCCGCAGCGGTAGCATGTGAGCGTTCCCGCCTCGTCCCTGCTCGGTTCTGTGCCCTGTGGCATCGTGTGCGCCCTCCTGATCTGTTTTTGTGCCATACCCTTCCCTTGCACAGCGGCATTGCGTCTGCGCGCCTGTAATCGCCTCTCCGGGCCTCTGCCAGCCAGCCGCGATACATCATGCCCCCCGTAGGTAGTCCTCGATCGTCTGGCGCGCGGCGTCGAAGCCGGTGCAGCAGACTGCCAGCCAGCCGATGCTGGCCATGTGGTCGAGCCAGTCGATCTGCTCGGCGGTGGCGCGGTTGCGCCCGACCTTGAGTTCGACGGCGAGGCCGTGGAAGCCGCCACGGGGCAGCCAGATCGTCAGGTCGGGGAAGCCCCTGCGCACACCCATGGCCTTGAGCCGTGCGGCAGTCACGGCGCTCCTGTGGCCGCCGTTGGGGCTGTGGTGCAGCCACCGCGATGCGTGCGGGTGCTGTAGATCGATCCAGCGCACCAGCGCGATCTGTATCGCATCCTCCGTTGGCCCGCTGGCACGGTGCATCACCATGCGCGCCTCCGCTGCTCTGGGTACTGATCGAAACCCTGATCCCAGCCGGTCAGCAGCACGCCTCGGGTGCGGAAGTGCGCCTGCATGGCGGTGAGGTACTCGGACATCTGCGCGGTGTCGAAGTGGCGCGTGACCTCGACGTAGGCCATGGCGGCAATCAGTTCCTCATAGGCGTACCGGGATTCGAGCAGCGCGAGGAACGCAGCAAACTCGGGCTCCGCTGCGGCCCGGATCGGGCCGCCGAAGTGGTACTTGCAGAACGCTCGCGCCTGGTCTGTGGTGTACTCGCGCCCCTGCCGATGGATTTCGCCGTACCAGCGGAACGCCAGCGCGTTCTGGTCGAGGGTGCGGCCGCCGGCATCGACCCGCACCCGGAACGGCAGCGGGTGCTCAAGGATCGCGCGCAGGGTCTCGTTGCGCTCGCGCTCGTTGCGGATGTCGGTCATTGCGTCGCTCCCATGCGATGCGCACCAGATCGGCCACCCACTCGCGCAGATGGGCGGGCACCTGCGCCAGTGCGGCCTTGCGCTCGGCCTGCGTGCGCAGTGCGACGATCTCGGCGGCGTACTGGCGTGGCCATTTCATACACCGCTTGTATTCCGCCATGCGCGCAGCAAGGCGATCACGAGCCGATATTCGGCCTTGTCCGCATCTGTCAGTGCGGCGAATGGCATGCGCTCGATTCGGCAGCGAGCCGCCTGTAGTGATCGCCATACGTCGAGCAAGGTTTCCATTGGCTCAAATCTCCGTGCATGTCCGGCCACGGCATCGCGTGGATGTCATCGGTGCCCAAAAGCTGTAGGCTCTTGCGGTGGAACCACAGCGCAAACGACCCCTCGAACGATCCGTGCCGCTGCTTCGCTACGTCGAGGATTTGGTCTGGCCTGTCCATCGCCTTGATCTGCTGCGGCGTGAGGTCTAGCCCGTTCATCCGGGCAGTGATTGCCTCGTCGCGCTCCTTGTCCTTCCAGACCACGAAGACGTTATCGGCCAGGTCAGTGATCTCGGACGCACCGCGAACGTCAAACTTGCCGGGCCGGTGGGCCTCGTCTTGCCCCTTGCGCATATGGGCGACCAGGTGAACGTGCACGTCATAGGCTTTTGCCGCCCACTGGAGCCGATCCACAAACCGCTTTTGCCTCGCGTAGTCATCGCCGGCGATCCCGCACTTTGTCAGCGAGTCGATGACGATGTGCGCGCACTTGAGTTCGTTAGCGGCGTAGTGGACAACACCTAGAATGCGATCGCAGTCCACGCTGTCGAGTTGGTTGTACAAGCAAACTCGCCCGTTGCATCCTTCAAGGAATTCGGCAGCCCAGTCGAACGATGGCGTCCCGCCGAATCCCTGCCGTGCCATGCGCAACAGCGTCTCGTCGGGTTTCATTTCGAGCGATGCGATACAGATCCGATGTTCGCGAGCCAGCCAGAGCATGACCTGCCCGAGAACCAGACTCTTGCGGTGACCGTTGATTCCCGCCCATATCGACAACTCACCGGGCCGCAGTCGCACGCCGTTGTGCGTTTTCGACCACGGCAGACGGTCGCCGCTGGCCTCGTCGCCGTTGACGATCCGGCCCAACACATCGCTTTTCCAGTGAGTGCCCCAACGGAGTTCCTGCGCCTCGCGCTGGCCCATTTTCTCGAGGTAGGCGTCGAGGTCGATTTGGCGGTCGTCGAAGATCACAGTATCACCCCCCGCTGCGATGGGTGTGCGAGTTCGACGATCTGCGTTGTGGGTGAACTGCCCCAGTTGCGGACGGCAGCTTTCCAGTCCTTCATCGGCGTTTTGCCGACCTTCCAGCCCTTCGATGCGTAGAAGTTGCAGAACCGATCAGGGGCGATAGTGATCCCTGCGGATGCGGCGTATTCCGAAACTTCGGTAGGTGTCGGCGGCGTGAAACGACGCCCTGTATTACTCTCTGCTCTGCTCTGCTCTGCTCTGCTACCTTCAATCGTCTTTCTCGCGTCTTCAGACGGTCTTGCAGCTGTCTTTCTCGCGTCTTCAGACGGTCTTGCAATAATTGACGCGAGCTTTTGGGGCGTCAGTTCACGCGCCTTCGCGCTCGAAATGATGCTTTTTAGCTCTGCCGTTCTCGCGAATCGTTCGTCCAGATGGCGGGCAATCTTCAGGCACGTAATCGTGTGGTTTTCGCTTTCCTCGAAAAGTCCGAGATTGACCATAAACCCCATGATTTCCTGCACTTTCGCGGAATCGATGCGGAGTTCATGCGCTATCAAATCCGCGTCGTGTTCGAGGTCGAACGTCAGGTTTTCTGCGCAGACTTTCCCGGCAATCACCTCCAGGCAGTACCAATACAGGGCATAGCCTTCGGCCCCGTAACGGATCGTGACTTTGCGTAACTTCGCGTCCGAGCGCGCGTCCGTGTGGTGCTTGAACCATTTCACCGGCTGGCCCTCCACATCTGGTTCATCGATTCACCTCCTGACAGGTTCCGTCCGCCTTCCGGATAGCGCGGCGCTACGCGAGGACCTGCCATCTCACCCCGCCTCCCGCACCGGAGCGCCGTCGGGCGCCTCGCCGAAGATGTCCGGCCGCAGGTCGTAGCGCGTCACGGCGCCGCCTGTGGCGCGCTCGATAGGGAGGCAGCGATCGGCTGGCACCGCTTTCGGGTTGCCCTCCTGAAGCTTGGCTCGCCATTCGGAAATCGACGGCGAACGGATGTGGAGCGCATCGGCCAGAGCTCGCTGGCTGCCGAGGTGCGCGATGGCGCGGTCAAGCGGGGGGATGTGCGTGTCCATGCCGCTAGTGTAGGCCTTGCCTACTGTCTGTCAATAGGCATTCTGGGTCTCGCGACGATTCCAGTGCCTTTATCCCCGCCCTCCCCCGCCATGTACGGGCGGATGTACGGGCGCGAAAATCGTAGGCCTTGCCTATTGACATAGGCGTAGGTGTCGCCTATTCTCCCTCCCATACCGCCCGCCGGGCGATTCACGGGAGAGCCAGCATGACCAGCCTGTTCGCCACCAACGACTACCGCATCGGCCTCGCCAACAACCCCTGCGAGCAGTATGACCCCCGATGGGAGCAGGAGGAATCCTGCTGGGACGAAGCAGCAGAGAGAGCAGCCGAGCTGATGGAAAGCGCGGAAGCCATTGCCGAGTACGCCGACGACGGCGGTTCTGCGGTCCACCTACCCGCCAACCTGGCCGACCTATTGCGCCTCGCCAACGCGATCCCCGCGGCGAACCTGACCGTACGCCCGAAGCTGCTGGAGGCGATCGGCGAGGCGTTCCTGCGCCACGTCGAAGAGGTGCTGTGCGCCCGGGAGTACCGCGTGCTGATGCAGGCGGAGCGGTTCAGCGGGAGGGACTTCGGATGATCACGCACTACGCGGACTGCTGGCCTGTATTCCGCTGCCAATCCGACGCCGGCCTGCCGAACGGGCCGATCCACCACGAGCCCCGCCCGCACCCGCTGCGCTGGCACCTGCTCATCACCGGTGTCGGCATCGGGATGATCCTCTTTGCCGCGCTCACCGGAGGGTAATCGCATGACACCCGAAGCTCTGGAAATGCTCGAGCGCAAGCGCGCTCTGGACGAAGCGCAGGCCGCGTTTTTGGCCGCGATCGACAAGGACATTGAAGTCGCTTACCGCATGCTGCCGAAGCTCTCCTCGCTCGGCCGCGAGTTGAGCCGCGCGGTCGGCGTGTATTGGATGGCTGACGGATCGAAGCGGGTCGCGGCATGAGCGCGACCGACATCAACTACCTGTTGTCGCTCGGACTCACGAGCGACGAAATCTGGTGCGCAATCGCGGAGTCAGGCCCGTGGACCCTTACTTACTTGGTGGGAGCAAGCCATGAATGATGTAGCCATTGTGTCGCAGGATGAACTTGTCGCCGTCCTGCGATCGTCCCTCTACCCCGGCGCCAAGGATGAAAGCATCCGCATGGCGCTGTCCTACTGCCGCGCCGCGGGGCTCGATCCGCTCCAGAAACCCGTCCACATCGTCCCCATGTGGGACTCGAAGGCAGCGGCATACCGTGATGTCGTGATGCCCGGCATCGGCCTGTACCGCACGCAGGCCAGCCGCACCGGCGAGGCGGCCGGCGTATCCGAACCGGAATTTGGCCCGGACGTTACAGAGGTCATCGGCGGACAGGAGATCACGTTCCCGGCGTGGTGCCGCGTTACCGTTTTTCGCCTGCTGCCGAACGGGGCAACCGCGCAGTTCACGGCCCGCGAGTTCTGGCGGGAGAACTACGCCGTGAAGGGTGGCAGGGAAAAATCCATCGCGCCCAACGCGATGTGGACGAAGCGGCCCTACGGGCAGTTGGCGAAGTGCGCAGAGGCCCAGGCGTTGCGCAAGGCGTTCCCCGAACTTGGTGCCGCGCCGACCGCCGAGGAGATGGAGGGCAAGGTCATTGATGGGGGCGCCGCGGAGGTTGTGTCGTCGGAGCGAGCCGAGCCGCGCGTAGTGGAGGCGCCTCCTGCCTATCCCGCAGAAGCATTCGCCGCGAACCTGCCCAAGTGGCACGCGCTCATCGACAAGGGCCGAAGCGCTGACGAGATCATCGCCACGATCGAAACGAAAGGTCGGCTGACGGCGCAGCAAAAGTGCGCCATCCGGCGCGACGACAACGTGATCCAAGGAGAAGCCGCATGAGAATCCACAACGTACAACAAGGTGGGCAAGATTGGCTCGCGCTACGCGCCGACCCGCGTGTATGCACCGCCAGCGAGGCGCCCGCCATGATGGGCGATAGCAAGTACACGACGCGCACGGCCCTGCTGCGCGAGAAGTCGACCGGCGTCCGCCCGGAGGTCGACAGCGGAACGCAGGCTCGATTCGATGCCGGGCACCGCGCAGAGGCCGCGTTCCGCCTCCATGCAGAAACGATCGTCGGCGACGACCTGTATCCGGTGACGGGCACGGAAGACATCGACGGCATGACGTTCCTCGCGAGCTTCGACGGCGTGACGATGGCCGGCGACATCCTGTTCGAGCACAAGCTGTGGTCGGCGGATCTGGCCAGAATGATCGAGCGAGGCGATCCCGGGCCGAACTGGACTTGGCAGCTCGAGCACCAACTGCTCGTCTCCGGCGCCGATCGCACCCTGTTCGTCACCAGCGACGGAACCACAGATCAGTGCAGGCACATGTGGTACACGTCCATACCCGCGCGGCGTGCGGCGCTGATCGCAGGCTGGCGGCAATTCCTCGCGGATCTCGACGTCTACGTCCACGAGGAACAGGCGCCCGTCGTGGTCGCCTCCCCGATCATGGATCTGCCGGCCGTCAACGTGAATATCGAGGGCGCGCTGCAAGTCCTGTCAAACCTGCCAGAGTTTGGCGGCCGCCTGCGCGCGTTCATTGACGGGCTGAATCCTGCGCCGGAATCTGACCAGGACTTTGCCGACGCAGAGAACGAGGTGAAGGTACTCAAGCGGGCGGAGGACGAGCTTCAGGCCGCCGAGGACCGTGCCCTCGCGCAAATCTCGGTCGTCGATGAGATGCGCAAGATGAAAGCCATGCTGCACAAGCTGGCCCGAGACACCCGCCTCGCCCGCGAGAAGCTGGTGAAGGACCGCAAGGAGGTCGTCCGGGCGCAGATCCAGTCGAACGCCGTCGCGCAGATCCAGGAGCACATCAAGGCCACCGACGCCCGCCTTGGCGGCACCTACCTGCCGGCCATCCCGCACGACATCGCCGGTTCAATGAAAGGCAAAAAGACGATTGCTTCACTGCGCGACGCCGCAGCATGTGCCGTGGCCGCATGGAAGATCGAGGCCGACCGCGTTGCCGGCATCATCGAGAAGAACCTCGAAACGCTGGACGCGAACCCCGAGCACCACTTCCTGTTCAACGACAAGCATGCGCTCGTGCTCAAAGACCCGGAGGCCGTTGCCGCCATCGTTGGTCAGCGGATCGCCCAGCACGAGGCCGCCCGGAAGCGGCAGGCCGAGGAGGCCGCAGAGCGTGAGCGCGAGAAGATCCGCGCCGAGGAGCGGGCCAAGGCGGAGGCCGAAGCGAAGGCACGAGAAGCGGCGGAACGTGCGGAGCGCGAGAAGGCCGAGCGCGAAGCTTGGGCCAAGGCTGAGTCCGACGCCCGCAGCAAGCGGCCGGCCACCGTCAGCACGCCAGCCCCGCAGGCTATCAGCGCGGTGGCGACGCAGGTAACGACCGCGGCGCCGACGCCGATCACCACGCCGGCCGCACAGAGCCGCCCCACCGACGACCAGATCATCGAGGTTCTGGCGCTGCACTTCCGCGCGCATGAATCGAAGGTCATCGAGTGGCTGCTAGACATGGACCTCGACGCCGCCAGCAACCGCATGCTGAAGGCGATCTGACACATGACCGGGCTCCACAAGAACATCACAGAGAGGAAATCCGCGTGAAAGGCATCAACAAAGTTATCGCCGTCGGCACCTTGGGTTCAGACCCGACTACCAAGTACCTGCCATCCGGCGGCGCCGTCACGAATTTCAGTATCGCCGTCAACGAGTCGTGGAAAGACAAGAGCACCGGGCAGAAGCAGGAGCGCACCGAGTGGCTGCGAATTGTGACCTTCAGCAAGCTGGCCGAGATCGCGGCCGAGTACCTGCGCAAGGGCAGCAAGGTATACGTCGAAGGCTCGATCCGTACCCGCAAGTGGCAGGACAAGGAAGGTCGCGACCAGTACACCACCGAGATCGTCGCCAGCGAGATGCAGATGCTTGACGGCAGGCGGGAATCGGAAGTCGCGCCACAAGCCGTCGCGCCGGACGAGCCGCGCCATACGCCGCGCGCGCCGGTGGTTCCTGTGCCGGATAGTTTTGCGGACGACGACATCCCGTTCGTTTGGATGCTCGCACCGCTGGCCGGCATGCTCGCCTACGCGACGCACAGCGCGGGGCCGCTGCTGTCGTGACAACGCAAAGACTCAAGTTGCGGCAGTTGTTGCTGCTTGGGATGCTGACGCCTAACGCCCTAGTTCAGTCGCTGCCGTAGGCAGTCGGCTGGAACGAAGTGTTAGGTTGCTTGGTGGAGAAACGGAATGACAGACGAGCAGCGAGAACGCAAAAAAGCCTACCTGCGCGAGTGGTACGCCAAAAACCGCGAGCGCCAGATTGCCGCTGTTGCCGCGTGGCAGCAAGACAACCGCGAACGCGCCAACGCCAACAAACGCGCCTACGTGGAGCGCGACCCGGAGCGCCGCCGCGAGCAGGCGAACCGGCACGCAGCGAAGCCGGAAGTGCGTGCCAAGGCTGCGGCGCGTCCAGCGCGCAAGGAATGGCAGAAGGCGCGAAACAAGCGCGACGCAGAGACGCTATCGGATGGGTTCGTGCGCCGGGTTATGGCGCAGCACACGAGCATGAAGGGCAGCGACTTGCCGCAGGGCTTGGTCGATGCGTACCGCGAAATGATGAGGTTGAAAAGGGCGATCAATGAAAAACGTGGATGAACTGCGCGGCCAACTGGCCGAGGTGTTTGCACAGCTGCGCGCTGGCACGATCAAGCCCGGCGAGGCGGCAGAGCTTGCCAACTTGGCGGGCAAGATGATCGGCAGCGCAAAGGTGCAGGTAGAGTTCTACGCACTTAGGAAAGAAATGCCAGACATTAAATTCCTTATGGTTGACGAGGGAGCAAAAGATGATTGACTTGGAATCTGCCAGACGGACTCTTTCATACGACCTTGAAACAGGACAAGTCAGATGGAAGACGCGCACAGGACAAAGGTCAAAAATCGGCGCGCTTGTAGGAAGCTCGCATGATGGATATTTGCGTGTAAAGCTCGATGGCAGGCTTTACATGCTCCATCGATTGGCGTGGTTCATCCATACGGGTGAATGGCCGAAGTATGAGATTGATCACATCAACGGCGACAGACGCGACAACAGGATGGCGAACCTTCGAGATGTGCCAAAGTGCATCAACCAACAGAATCAACACAAGGCGCGCGCATCATCGTCGACCGGATTACTTGGAGTGTCAAAGTGCAAACACCGAGATGGCTTTTTGGCGCAAATTCGGGTGAATCGGCAAACAAAGTCACTTGGATTCTTTGGAACGGCAGAGCAAGCCCATGCGGCTTACCTTGCCGCAAAAAGTAAGTTGCATAAGGAAAGCGACTTGGCCAATTACGCGCTGCGCAAAGAGGCGCCGACCATCGCGTTTTTGCAGGCCGAGTGCTTGACGCCCCCGCAGCAGGTGATGAAGTGAATATCGTTGCGTGGCGCTACCGCCCGACGATGGGCGTGGACAAATTCCAGTGGCGGCTGACCGAAGTGCCGCCCTGGAAGTGGGGCACAGACCTTGCGATTGAACAACAGCCCCTGTATGCAAAGAGCCCGCAGGATGGGACAAACAGCGCGGACGTGATCGCGGGCCTTGAGATGGCGCTGGCCCAGGCCGCAGCAATGATCGAACGCCAGCAGCATGTGATGCAGCGCGCAATGGATGCATGGGACACCACGACGCACCAGAAGAACGGCGACGGGCGTTTGTGGCAGTGCATGGAAGAACTGCGCGGCGAGTGCGGGAAGCAACCTAACAGTGATTGTACGGACCCACGCCGCCTATCAGCGGCAGGGAGTGAGTGATGAAAATTCAAGACGCCAAGCAGGCACGGCCGCACTGCGAGTTGATTGCCGAACTGCTCGACTCGCGCCGACCGAAAACCGAGCGAGAACACGCGGCAGCGCGAGAGATAGAGCGGCTGCGCGACTTGTGCGACGACTTGTATTCGGACTTGCTCGCTGCCGGATCACTGGCACCGCGTGGCTGCGGCGCGTATGCGCTGATACAGGAGGCCATCAAGTTGCGGCGCGACAGGTGGGCACGGAAGCAGGCACCTAACGATTGAGTTCATGCGGGCCGCGAAGCGGCCTCGCATGGAACGAATTGTTAGGGCGCACGCGAGGACTTAGACCATGCGAGTAGTGCAGCAGTCACAGCAGCAGTCACCCCGCCCTGCCTTTCCGCGAGCCGGTCAAGCGCATCGAGTGCGGCTGGATCGCGGATCACGCACGCGATCTGCCGGCCGCTGGCCTTGTACCGTGCCGCCCGCTCCGCGTCGGAGGCCGGCGGGTCACGCGGTTCGAGGGTCAAGCCAGCCGCGTAGCCTTTGCCGCGCGCCTGGCGCATCGGATCATCGGATGCCGCCGCATCCAGGTAGAGCTGGTGCTCCGTGTCCGTGCCGAAGCTCGCGCCGTGGTGCGCGCGACGTAGGCCGCGCTTGTAGCCCTGCCACCACTCCGACTTCACTGGGTCTGTCTCGCCGCGCAGGAGGTCATCTGCGCGGCGCATCAGGGACGCGAAGGCGGTCATGCGACCACCTCCGCAGCGAGCGAGCGGGCCGCTTCAGCGATGGCGCGGCGCTTGGTCTTGCTGTCGGCGAAGCCGGGCTGGAAGGCGAAGGTGCGGCCAGCAACGGTGAAGGACTCATCGCGGGTGCCGCCCGCGTGGACTTCGTACAGCTTGGCGATCGGCTCGCCCTTCGCGCCGTCAAAAGACAGGGTGAAGTAGGTGCGGCTCATGCCGTCCTTTTCCCAAGCGCTGCGGCCAGTGATGGAAGCGGTGATGGTGCGGTTGCCGAAGTCGAAGGTCGCGCTCATGGTCTTTTCTCTCTCACCAGGCTACCGGCTGGTGTCGGGGTCAGGCGTGTCCTGACCATGTGGAGATACTATCGTGTCTAGTCACGGCGTGCAAGGGGTTTCCGACGAACGGCCGGTGCGCCCTAACACCTGAGCTAACCCGCGCCGCCGTGAGCGCGTGATTTCACCGCGAACCCGAAGCGGCGTCGGGTTGAGCGAATTGTTAGGGCGCGATCTAGGAGACACGCATGGGATTTGAGAGGCGAGTGACGGCGGTAACGGTCTGCAAGAAAGGCGAGCCGATCTTTAGTGACTACGCCACGCGCGTTGAAATTGTGGACGAGGCTGCGGGCGAGTTTGTGGAGGTTTCGCAGGCTGGCCGCGAGGGCGGCGGGAAGATTGCCATTGCCTCCAACGAATGGCCGGCGCTGCGAGATGCGATTGATGAACTGATTGCGGCGTGCCGTGACCAAGAATGATGCGCCCTAACGCTTGAATTGAGCCGACGCCGCTTGCGGCGGTCGGCTCGAATGAAATGTTAGCGGGCTGGTAACTACGGAGTGATGACTTGAAACTGATACACGGCGATTGCTTGGAAGTGATGCGCGACATGGGCGCGAACAGCGTGGACGCGATAATCACAGACCCGCCCTACTACAAGGTGAAGGGTGAGGCATGGGACAACCAATGGGATACACCCGCTAAGTTTTTGGATTGGGTTGGGCTGCTGTGCGAACAGTTCGAGCGCATCCTGAAGCCGAACGGCAGCCTATATTTCTTCGCCTCGCCGCAGATGGCTGCGCGGGTGGAGTGCGAGATCGGCAAGCGGTTTGCGGTTTTGAACTCGATCACATGGCGCAAGGGTGCAGCCGGGAAAAGCTCTGTAGGCTGGAGCCAGAAGACCGAGAAAGAAGCCTTGCGCATGTGGCTACCGGAAACGGAGAGGATCATATTCGCGGAGCACTACGGCGCCGACAACATGGCGAAGGGGGAGGCCGGCTATGAAGCGAAGTGCGACGAGCTGCGCGGGTTTATCTTCGAGCCGCTGCGGGCGTACCTGGATGGCGAACGGATAGCGGCAGGTTTTGACCGCAAGAAATGCGACGACGCTTGCGGAAACCAGATGAGCGGGCACTATTTTAGCCGCGTGCAATGGACGCTGCCAACGGCCGAGAACTACGCCAAGCTGCGCGCAGCCTTTGGCGCGGAGTATCTGCGGCGCGAGTACGAAGACCTGCGGCGCGAGTACGAAGACCTGCGGCGTCCGTTCAGTGTGACGGCGCGAGACCAATACTCTGATGTTTGGGAATTTGACCCGGTGCAAGGCTATCCCGGAAAGCACCCATGCGAAAAGCCTTTGCCGTTGTTGTGCCACATCATCAACGCCAGCACCAAGCCGGGGGCGGTTGTTTTCGATCCGTTCGCTGGCAGCGGGAGCATGGGCGAAGCCTGCCACATGCTAGGGCGGGAGTTTATCGGGGTTGAGCTTTGCCCGGACAACTACGCCAAAGCAGCGCAACGAATTGCAGCAGTGAAAGCACAGGAGCGGTTGTTCGTATGAAGACCGCTAACGCCGAAGCTCA